TTAGCCGACAATGTGATCCAAATGCCTGGAACCAGAAAGGCCATTTATGGGTAAATTAATATTCAGGGGTAGTAAATAGTGGCTCTACCTCCATCAGAATATGAATTAAGTTCACCGGAACCTAGTTCTCCACAAGGGGTCCAGGTAGCTAATTACCTAGGCCTCCCCGCTCGTGCAGGAGCTAAATTTGCTCCCGGCTGGAGTAAAACTGCATTGGACCAATTAACGAGAATAAAAAACCATATAATAAACAAAGGATATCCAGAGTCAGAACGCTTGGTTTATTCTGCACAAGATGTTCCTGGCCAACCATTATTTATGGGTGACTCTTTTTCCGTTCGCCCCACTTATTATCAAATACCCCCCAACCAGTCATACAGACTTTACCGTCCTTGGGATGCTAGGACACTTCCTAGTTACACTAAAGAGATTGGTGACCCGGCTTATTTCAGAGCAGCTAGTAAGCCAAGTGGGAATCTAAGTACAGCACACAGCCATCCCGACAGGGCTCCATTTTCAAATCAAGATTTTAGGTCGTATTTATCATTTCCGGGTAAACAGGGTTCTGAACACAGCGTGTTGCAAGGATTTTGGCCCGGTGATGATTTATTGTGGGCCTCTGGTTTTCGTATAAACCACCCGAACGCATTTCTTCCGATGAAGTACGGCGTACGATCAAATGAAGGAACAGTTTTTACCAACTTATTGGATGAATTTGAACAGGTAGCCGGTCTTTTAAAGGAACCTGCCTTGGTTCCACCTAATCGTCGGGCTATGCTAGAACAGACACTAAAAGAAACAGGCGATTATTTTCCAACCGGAAGGAACTTTGCCCTTAGAAAATTCGGAGTTGATGACGCCATTGATTATACAGTACAGGCTCCTAAACGGCACCTAGAAACTTTTGATGCACTTTATCCACACTATGATGACATTCTAGAATCGTACATGCGGGTGCTGGACGTCCCCTCTCCGGAAATCTGGACACATTTTAAAACCTTAAGGTAATCATAATGGATGATATAGAACCTTTAGTTGAAGAACAATTGGATGGTACCTTGCTTATAGGGGAACCCGATGAAGACTTTACCCCAGAAGAACCCGGTTTGCGTGAATTTGACGAGAATCTTGCCACAAACATGGATGAAAAAGAACTTCAGGAACTGGCGTCTGAACAGCGTCAGCTATTTGATGAAGATGAAGAAAGTCGGTCTAACTGGTTATTTAATTATGAACAGGGTTTAAAATCAGTATTAAATGAAGATGTCGACGATGAATCTTCTAGAACTGATCGCAAATTAACCGATGTGTCTCATCCTTTAATTGCTGAAGCTGCCACTCAATTCCAGGCTAGAGCTATAGGAGAATTATTTCCTGCTGCTGGGCCAGTAGGTGCAAATATTATCGGCGAACCTAATGAACAACGCATGGAACAAGCCAGTCGGGTTCGAAATTATATGAATTATCAGATAATGGAGGCGATGCCGGAATATTTTCCCGATATGGATCAAATGTTGCTTCATTTGCCATTGGCGGGGCACACATTTAAGAAAAGTTATTTTGATGTGAATTTGCGTCGTGTTACGAGTCGTTTTGTTCAGGCGGCAGATTTTATAGTTGATAATGATGCTGTAGATTTAGATACCGCTGATCGTTATACCCAAGTTTTACGAATACAACGTCATGATTACGATACTTATGTACGCAATGATTTTTATTTGGCGATTCCAGAAGATACAGTTATTGCAACCACTGAAAATTCTGAACAGTTGCCTAAAATTTTGGAAGGCAGGGAAGAAACAATTTCCAGTGATGACGGAGAAGTTGTTTTATTGGAAATGCATGTTTATTTGGATGTTGAATCTAATGGAGATGAAGGACATAAACCTTATATTTTAACCATACACAGAGACAGTGACACTGTTGTAGGTTTGCGTAGAAACTGGGATGAAGGCGATGAAAATTTTCGAAAAGCGGTTTGGTTTATTTCTTATAAGTTTCTTCCTGGCCTTGGATTTTATGGTTATGGTTTATACCACATTATTGGAGGCCTCGGAAAAGCGGCTACTGGCGCATTGCGTTCACTTCTTGATGCTGCGGCATACGCCAATATGCAGGGGGGCTTTAAACTACGGGGCAGAGTACGAGGTGGTGAAATTGAGATAGTTCCAGGTGAGTTTGCGGATATAGAAGCGGCAGTAGATGATATTAATAAGGCGATCATGCCGTTGCCGTTTAAAGAACCTTCAGCTACGATGATGTCATTACTTGCTTTTGTAGTGGAAACTGGTAAACGATTTGCTAACACGACAGAAATTAATATTAGCGATGCTAATCAAAACACTCCAGTAGGAACCACGGTAGCTTTGCTAGAAGAAAACGCTAGAGTATTTTCAGCAATTCATAAGCGTCTTCATGATAGTCAAAAACGTGAATTTAAATTAATTGCCAAATTAAATGGAATTTACTTACCTGAAAAATATCCGTACCAAGTTAAAGAAAAAGATCAATTTATTTTACGGGAGGATTTTAACGAACGTATTGACATTATTCCAACATCAGATCCTTCTACATTTTCTAGCACACAGCGCATCGCACAAGCGCAACAAATGCTTCAATTGGCTCAACTAGCGCCTCAGCATCATAACATATACGCGGCGCTTAAAAGAATGTATCAAGCTACTCGTACTCCAAATTTTGAAGAGGTGTTAATTGATCCCACAGATATTGAGCGTCTAGATCCAATATCTGAAAATGTTTTTATGATGAACAATAAGCCTGTCAAGGCGTTTATTGATCAAGACCACATGGCTCACATGACAGTACTGGACGATTGGTTTAGTCGTTTACCTGAACAGGGTCAACAACTTTATTTGCAAGGGTATATTAGTCATCGGGCAGAGCATATGGCTTTGTACTATAGAACGCAAATGCAAAGTCAGTTAGGTGCTCCGTTGCCAACTTTACCAGATTTTCGAGATCCAAATGATAAGGTTCAGCCAATAGATTCAGATTCAGATCAAAAAATTTCTGAAGCTGCGGCACTGGTTATTCAGCAACAACAACAACAGCAGCAGCAGCAACCTATTGGTCCGCCAGTTCCCACTGGAGCAGGAGGCAAACAGGAAGACGAAAGTATGAATGTCGCCAAACAGCTTGCTGAAGTTGAAGCTATGTCCATTCAGAAAAAGACCGAAGCTGATGTGCAAGCCAAAATGGCAAAGGCACAAGTTGATGTACAGATTAAACAAATGCAAGCACAGGCTGATATGCAAATTGCTCAGATTCAGGAACAGGCTAAAGCACAAGCCGTTGTTATGCGCGAGCAACTTAAATCAGAAACGGATCAGAAAAAGATCGCGGCTGAAATTAAGACCATTTATGCTAAAGCAGATGCCGATATTAAAATTGCTGCCGAAAAATCTAGGGCAAATATTGAAAATATGCGAGCCGAGTTACAAGTGAAGCTGGCTGTGGAAAATAAAAAAGCAAGTGCTCAAGTACATGACACACGAGTTAAGGCCGCTGCTTCTATGGCTTCTGATGCTGTAAAAACTAACGCGGGCATAGAAAATGATCGTCGTAAAACGGAAAGTTCTAGGGAGCCTTAAATGAAACTATTTATAATTACCGCGCTTATCTTTTTTATTATTACTCCGGTCTTAGCCAAGGAGGTTATTCCTGGTCCTGTTCCAGCGACTATTATCAAAGTTACAGATGGAGATACGATGAAGGTCCAAGCTCAAATTTGGCCAGGACATTTTGTTGTTATAAAGGTTCGCTTGGCTGGTATTGATACGCCAGAACCAAGGGGAAAATGCCAGCAGGAAAAAGATCTTGCTCGAGAGGCAAAACAATTTGTTTTAAAGATAGATAAAGCTATTTCCTTAACCAATATTTATCTTGGAAAATATGCCGGAAGAATTATTGCCAATGTTCGTACTAAAAATGGTAATGATTTAACAAGATTACTTATTAACAATGGCCTAGGACGTGATTATTATGGTGGTAAACGCCAAGGATGGTGCGAAGGAATAAGTAATGCCGTGGAATAATAGACTATACCTGGAGCTTTTAAAAATATTGCGGAAAATTTATAAATGAGTAAAGCACGAAAAGTAGCTGCAGCAGAAATACGAGCCGCGAAGAAGTGGCTTAATAAAAGAGATATTTCGTCTAAAGATATATCACCTAGAATGTTTGCAAAAGCAGCGAAGGAGCTAAACAAAGGATTTGCAGAAACTCTTGCTGTTATTGCTGGAGAGCAAACGGGGGGGCAAGTTTAGTGGATATTTTTATTAGAAATATTAGAGAAAAAATAATGGAAGCAATAAGGGATAGGGACCATGCTGCTGGAACAGGGGTGTGTTCTGATTTTTCAACGTACCGTGAAATGGTTGGAGAACGAAATGGCCTTGATACAGCGTTAGAAATTATTAAGGCTGAGTTAATTAAACTTCATGAGGAGGACGATGAAGATGCTGCCTGAACCAAAAGGATGGCGAATACTTATAAAAAAAGAAAAGGCCAAAGAAGTATCTAAAGGGGGAATTATTTTATCGGATGTTTCTAAAGATGCTGAAAATTATTTAAGTATCACAGGAACTGTTGTTAAAATAGGACCGATGTGCTGGCATGATAGAGACACAGGTCAGCCGTGGCAGGGAGGCCCGTGGTGTAAAGTAGGGGATAAAATAATTGTTCCTAAATTTACGCATTTTAGAATGGAGATTGAAGATACAGAATATCGCATTATTAATGATGATGAAGTGATAGCTGTAGTGGACCCAAACCTTGAAATTAAGGTTTATTCGTAACGCGACGTAATCGCGCACAAAGGAGAAGAAACTATGAACGATAAAGAAAAAGAAGTTGAAGTGGAAGTTTCGAAAGTTGAAGATGTTAAGTGGGAACCTCCAGTGAATCTTGCAGAAAAAGTTCCTGATTTTATGGATATTGTTGATGATGACGGAACAATTGTTCAAGCAGATGAAGCAGATGAAGCAGATTCAAAAGATGACAAAAAAACTAAAGCCCGACGTTCTAAAAAACGAATAGATCAATTGACGGCTCAAAAACATGCAGAAACTCGTAGAGCTGATGAAGCAGAAAGACGAGCCACAGCACAAGAACTTCGCTTAAGAAACATGGAAGATGGAATTAGTTCCCAGCAACTTCAAGCATTTAGAGGTAGTTACGATAACATAAAGGCCCAACTTGCCGAAGCCATGGAGGAAGGCAACACGCCTAAACAGCTTGAGTTAACCGAAAGAATGGCGGATATGCGGTCAGCCGCTCGAATAGCGGATTTGCAGCGAGCTCAAATACAGCAGACACAACAAAGACAATATTATCCACCGCAACAAGCTAGTCAGGAACCTCCGCCACAAGAAGCAATGACGTGGTGGAATAAAAACAGGTGGTTTAATGGTCCTGATTTTGAAGCAGAATCTGCTTATGCTCGAGTCATAGATAAACAACTGGACAGCGAAGGTTACGATAAGGAAACTCCAGAATACTATGAAGAACTAAATAATCGTTTACAATCAAAGTTTCCTGAGCTATATAATAACAGTGGCGAAGATAATGACCCCAGGTCTAAATCTAAACCTCCTACGGCTCCTAGCAGAAGTAAAGGTAGAGGTAAAGGCTCACAGGTTATCACAAAAGATGGTCGCCTCAGATTTACAAAAGCGCAACTCACTATGGCAAAATCATTAGGACTTCAAACAAAAGATCAATTGGTTGAATATGCCAAAGAACTTCAAAGTAAGGAGACCAGATGATGACTGCTAAAAGAAAAGTTCGTGAATCTGAAACTACCCACCCAACTCGCGAAGAAGATACTCGCGCCGATGTGTGGACCCCGCCCGGTCTCTTAGATGCCCCGCCTCCAAGGCAGGGAATGAGACAAAGGTGGGTTTCAACCCAGATTCTTGGGGATGAAATCCCACATCACACCATGCGACGATTTCGAGAAGGTTGGACTCCTCGTCCTGCAAATACCATACCGGAAAATTTTCCTATTCCGACCATAGAACATGGAAAACATGAAGGCTGTATTGGTATTGAAGGCATGATTCTGTGCGAAATGCCCGAAAAAAGGGCGCTTGCCCGTGAAGCATATTTTAAAGGCAAGACGGAAGATCAGTCCGATTATGTTAGAACTCAGCTCGGAAAAG